TCAATCGACCGCCACTTCGGCGGTCGCCGCTGCGCCAGGCCCGACCGCGTCGCTCAACTGCGCCACGCGCACGGCAACCGTGGTGCCGCCGCCATCCGCCAGCCGGTCGGCCGCTGAATAGACAAAGCGCGGTTCCGCCACCGTTGTGGAACGAGCAAGCCGCCCGTCGAGCAACACGTCGACCCGATACACCTCGCCTGCTTCCGCCAGTGGGGCATCGACAAAATCCGGCCAGCCATGGCCGCCGCGGCTGCGCCGGATCCAGGCTGCCGTGATCATGCCACCCACCTGCCCCAGCCGCAGCGCCGTTGGCGCCAGCGGCCGCAAGGCTGCGCCCGCCGCCACCGCCGTCACCGGCGCCGCATCCAGGTCCCCCGCACCCCGGGCGCGGAACCGAAAGGCGCGCCCGATCGCTTCGATGGGCGGATCGAACGGTAGCAAAGCCGCACTATCGAGCAGCACAAAGCGTTCCCCGGCCACATGGTCCATCACCGCGGCTTCGGTGCCGCGTCGCCCGCGCAGCAGCCCGCGCAAACGGAAACGCCGCGGCCCCAGTGCCTCGACACTCGCGTACTGCATCATTTCGTCGCCGACCAGCGCCAGATTGCCGCCGGCAAGCACCGCTGCCTCGGTCCGCCCTTCCAGCCACATGGCGTCGGAAAGCACTTCGACATCGACGGTCGAAAAGCGATCCCAGCCGTCGACATCGCCCGGCCCCAGCCGGTCCAGCACCGCCCCCTGCACGCTTCCACCCTCGATCACGCCCAGCGGCGCATAGCTGGCGCCATCATCGCTGCTGACGTCGATCATCGCGCGGCGCCACCCCGCCGACGTGCCGCTCGCCGCGATCCACAGGCGCGGCAGCGTCGGCATGTCACCGGGCAGCGCCTGCAGATCGAGCACAGCCATCGTTGTCGGCCCCGCCGGTACTGCTTCGAACGCCAGCGCCCGGCCGCCATCGGCCACCGCTGTCGCCGGCGCCACGCCTTCGACGCGTTCCAGATCCAGGCTGACGACAAAGCCTTCGAATCGCGCTTCACGCACCCGCCATTGCACCCCATCGGCATCGCCCAGCACCACAAGGTCGCCAGGCCGGATGCCGATATAGGCCCAGGGCAGCCGTACCGTCGCCCGCATGCGGGCGGCACCGGCGCGCGCCAGCAGCGCGGTAGCCAATGCCTTGGCGGCGCCCGGCGCCAGCGCGCACGGCACCGCCTGTTGATCGACAAGGCCGCTGCCGCCGCGGCGGGCCCGCTGCAGGCCGGGCTGATAATCCCTGCTGACATCGTAAAAGCCGAGCTCGACGACTCCGACGAGCGCGTCGCCGCCAAGCAGCCGCCGGCGATCATCGGGTCGCACCGTACCCGGCCGATGCGCCTGGCACGCATCGGTTGCAATCACGATCGGCGCGCCGCCATCGCCACGCAACACAAGCCGACCGTCGTCGTTCAGGGAAGCGCCGGCCAGTTCGAACAGCGGCGCCATTGCTTCGGCAATACTGCCGCTGCGCCCGGCTACATGTCCCTGGATCGCCGGAAAGCTGCCGGCCGCCACCAGCAGCGGCACGCCGTCGGCTACAGCGAGATTGCGCAGAACGATCCCGGCATCCACGCTGTCGCCGGGGTCGGCGATGACCTCGAAGGTCAAATTCGGGATCCGGTTGCCATAATCGCCCAGCGGCAGGTTTTCGAACACCGCATAGGCAAGGCCGCGATAGGCGGGTGTGCCCCCGGCAGCTTCGGCGGCGATCATCAGCGGGTCGGCGACCTGGTCTTCGCTGCCACTGTGCAGCCGCATGGTGATCGGTGTCAGAAAAATGCCATCGGCACCGCGGATCATGCGACCATCGGCCCAGATCCGCCCGACGCCGGCAATCTGCCGCGCCGCCAGCCCGACCGCGAACGAGGCCGCATAGCTGTACCCGGAACCTGCATTGCCGGCCTTGCTGCCGCCGCGCGCCAGCACTTCCTTGATGCCGCTGGTCCAGATCAGGTTGCCGGCAGCGCGCATGCGCCCGGCGATGATCGGGATCGGCTCGCCATAAGCGGCACTTTGCACGACCAGATTGGCGACCCGGCCACCCCCGCCGCCGCTACCGAAGATGCCGCGATCGACGATGCCGCCAACCACGCTGCCGATGATGCCGCCGATCGGCCCGCCGAACACGCGGCCGACGGTGCCAAGAACGAGTGTCGCCATGGCTCAGCGTGCTCCCGGGAAGCGCCAGGCGCCGATGATCGCCCAGCCTGCTGCCAGCGGTGCCTCGACCACCCGCCCCAGCCCGGCGTCGGCGTGGACGATGCCCGCCGGCGTGATGACCGCCAGATGCCGCCGCTGCACGGCAGGCGCGAGCACCAGTATGTCGCCCGGCAGCGCCGCCGCGACCGCGCCGCAGCCGCTGGCCGAAAGCAACCGCTCGGCTTCGGCTTCATGGTCGCCGCCCAGCGCATAGGCCGGCGGCACGACGGTGATTCCCGCCGCCGCCGCTGCCACCAGCACGACCCCGACGCAATCGAGCCCCAGCCCCGGCACCCTGCCCTGGCTGCGAAACCGGGTGCCCACACAGGCGCGCGCCGCCGCAACGATCGCCGGCCAGCGCGGTGCGCCGGCAAGAATTTCCTCGCCCATGGTACCGCCTTCCTTGCCGTTACAGGTGCAGCCGCCAGCGCGCCGGACAGGCGCGCTACAAGCCACCGAAGCGCGTCAACACATCCCCGCCGGGCACATGCGGTTCGCCGCGAAAATTGGCGCTATTCGCAAAGCGCGCCGTGCAGGTGGCAAAACGCTTGTCGCAGCCCTGGCGCACTTCCACGGGCACGCCCGCCACCAGCGCGAGCGGTGCTTCCAGCCGTATCCGCGCGCCATCGCTATCGATGATCTGCCTGTCGATACCGGCAAGCGGGCCGTCGATGATGCGCAGGCTGCCCTGAACATAATCGGACGCGGCGCCTGCGCCGATTCCTTCCACCACCAGCCATTCCCCGGCCACTTCGGCAATCACGCCGCGCCGCTGCCGCCCGCGCATCGCCACGCGGCAGCGATGATCGCCCAGTTCGGCGCGGCATTCGGGCGAATAGCTTTCGATGCCGGTCGCCGCCAGCGCCGCCGTCGGCCCGCGCAGCGTCGCCGAAAATCCAGCATCAGGCCCGGTGCCGGCATCCACCGTCCCCAGCGAGCCGCGCGCCAGCCGCTGTGCGCCCGCGTGGGGCTGCCGCCAATCGACCATGAACAGTTCAACCGTCGCTGCATCCCAGCGGCCCAGCGCCAAGTCGTCGGCGGTGATCGCCGCCGCGCTCAACGCGCCTTCGACCGCCATGGTATCGATCGCCAACCCGTCGCCGACAACGACGGCCGACGGCGCGATGCCGGGCGCGCTGGCATGGCGCAGACCGGCAATCCACAAAGGCCGATCATGGGTGGTGAAACCCAGCGCCACGCCATCCGGCCGCACGATCCGCCAGCATATCGCCAGCCAGGTCTGCGCATCGGTCAACCCGGCGCCGAGCCCGGCTGCATAAAGTGCCGCCATGCCACCCATCGCCATCAAGCCTCCCGCACTTCGACAAGCGGCACGCTGGGCAGTTCCCCCGCCCGCCAGCCGGCGATCGACACGTCGATACGATCCCCGGCAAAGCGCACCGGCACATCGAATGCAAACCCGGCGGTCACCAGGGCGCCCGCCGCCGGCGCCACTTCGAAATCGATCTGCCCGCCCGGCGCCAATGCCCAGCCGCCGCTACGTTCCACGCCCGCAACCGCGACGCGCACGCTGTCCGCCACCGGACGCGTAATGCGCCGCACCTGCACATCGTCACCATCGCCATAACGTTTCAACAGCGCAAAGCGCGTCGCCCCCCCGGTGCCGATGCCCAGCAGCTGGTCGGTCGCCGAAATGGCAGCCGCCCCCGCTCCCGCCGAACTTCGGTCGAGCGGGTCGCTGAACCGGAACCCATGCGCCTGTCCCCGCCGCGCCCGAAAAAAGGCGATCAGCGCCACCAGATCCGCTTCGGACCGCACCCCCAGCCCGGCGTCATAATATAGCCGCGCATCGCTCCATTGCGCATTGCGCTGTTCGTGCCCCGACGCCGTCACAACGACCTGTGTCGAAAATTCCGGGCCGCCGGCCGCGCCATAACCAAGCTGCAGGGGAAACAGCACATCGTGGAACGCCGCCATATCATCCTCTCCCTCGCCGATTTGCACCGCCGTAAAGCCATCGCGCGCCGCCTGCGGCCAGGCCCAGACAAAGCGGTCGGGAACCCCCCGCGCCGCCGCAGCGTCCGTCGCCGCCGCGATCGCGGGCCAATCCGCCGACGTGGCCGCAAAGCCCGCAAAATAATGCTGCCGCGCCAGCGGATAGCCCAACCGTTCGGCCACCACCGTGCGCGCCCGCGCCGCCCCGCCGGCATCGCCGCCGGTGACGAAATCATAATCCTCGAGCTGCAGCACATCGAACGCCGGCCACGCCCAGGCCAGCGGCAGGTTGGCGCGGACAATTTCAGGCGCCGCCGCATCGATCACCTGCGGGGTGTAGAACAGCAACAGCACCTCCGCCCCCGATGCGGCCGCCCGCACGGCGTCGCGCAACGCCAGCGTCGCCCGCCCCAGCAGCTCGCCGCACCAATCGAGATAGGCGCGTTCCGCCGCACTGGTCACCGCCCGCACATCGGTGATGGCCGGTGCCGCCAGCCCGGTCTCGGCAGCATGCAGCGCCACCGTCGCCGCATCGTACAGGCAGGGCGCCTGGTCCGGCCCGACCCACCACCAGGGCTCGCCGATCTGGAACCGCACCCGCACCCCGGCCGCTGTCGCCAGCCCGGCAAACACCAGCGCCGTCACCCGCAGCCACGCCATCGCCGACACCGATGCGGGCGACAGCAATGTCGATGGCGGCGTATAACCGGTCAGCGCCCGCGCCCCCGAAGCCGCCCGCTGCGCCCAGCCGGCCGGGCAGTTCGCATCGAAAAGCTCGAACGAAAGCGACAGGATCGGCGAAAACCCCAGCACCGCCGCCCGCGCCAGAAAATCGGCATGCCACGCCATCGCCGGCCCGTTCACCGGCTGTCCTGGCGCCGCATTGACCGAGGTTGCGACATAGCGCTCGCCATCCCAGGTCAGCGCCGGGAAATGGCTCATCCCGACATAATGCACGAGCGCACCACGATAACCGAGCGCCTGAAACGCCTCGATCAACCGTTCGGGCGTCTGGTTGTAACTGTCGTCATACCCGCTGCACATCCGCAAGCCATGCGGCGGCACGAACGCATCGCCCGCCCGCAGCATCGATCCCGAGCCGTTGCAGGCAATCTCCGACAACAGCACGCGTGCATCGGCCACCACCGGCAGCGGCGCGTCGCTGCCATCGAACCCCGGCGGCACCAGCGAGACGAACATCCGGTCGATGTCCCCCGCCCACACCGGATCGGCATCGCCCGGCAGCACAAAACCGCCCGCCAATGCATCGAAATCCAGGGCCACCCGCGCGTCGTCGCCCGCGCCCTGGGCATAATTCCACAGCCGCACGTACCACGCCCGGGCCACCCCCGCCGCATCACGGCCCTCGATGGTCAACACCGGGCCGTTGACCGCATCGAGCGGCTGCACCGCGCCAGTCGCCTGCCAGCGGAAAGAAAGCTGCGTGCCGCGATAATCCCGCCGCGTTTCCAGCGCGAGCAGCGGATGGCTCCAGCGATCGGCCGATTCCCAGATCAGCCCGGCCAGGTCGGCGCGCCGCAGGAACTGCACATCGATCGCCAGCGCATCGGCGCCGATGCTGGTCACCGCCGCCATCATCGGCCGCGGGAAATCGACGGTCCAATAGCGCGGATCGAACCGCTTCACCCAGCGCGTGCGCGGCGCATCGCCGGGGCCGGCCAGCCAATAACCCGTCATGCCCCGCTCCGTGCCAGCGCTTGGCGCACTGCCCGCGCCACTTGCGCGCCGGTCTGCTGCATCATCGCCGGCGTGGCTTCGCGCGGCGCCGCGACATTCACCGTGACGTTGATCGCGCCCCGCCCGCCGCCGCCGGTTTCGATCCGCCCGGCGGCGCTCGGCACGAACAGTTCGGGCCCGCGCTCACCGACGAGATAGGCGCTGCCCCCCGTAACCGGGCCACCCGTCGCCCGCCCCGGCTTGCCGCCGAACAGCCCGCCGACCGCCGATGCCAGCCCACCCAGCACGCCGCCGCCGCCCGAACCGCCGCCGAACAGCCCGCCGAGATCGGCCTTCAGCGCATTGGCGGCAATATCCGCCAGTGCCGAAAGCGCCACCCGGCGCAGGTCTTCAAAGCCGAATTTGCCCGTTACCGCCGCCCGCGCCAGCGCCCGTTCGATGCTGCCACCAGCGCGTTCGGCACCCGCGGCCAGCGGGCCATCCAGCTCGCGCCGCACCGCGCCGATGCCGCCCATGAATTCGCTGGTATCGGCGCGAACGCGGATCACCAGCGTGTCGAGATCGACACCATCACCGTTCATCGGGAAATGCCTCCATCAATTGCGCCAGCAAATCCGCCCGCGCCGGCGCCCCGTCATCGTCCAGATCGAGCCCCAGCGCGGTGCGCAATTCCGCCGGCGTCGCCGCCCAGAATTCCGCCGGCCGCCAGCCGAGCAGCGCCGCCGCTACTCTCCCGGCACGAAGCGCAGCATCGGAGAACAACGAAGCGCGGAGCGCGGCATCGCAAAACAACCCGGCGGGAACCGTCACCGCCCCGCCAGAATCTGCCCGAGCAGCACGCGCAGCGCCGGCGTCACCGACGCCAGCCCGCCCGCAACCAGGCCATCGCAGAACGCCGCGCGATCCATCCCCACCGGCACGGGCTCAGCGCAATGCCACAACAGCGCCGCCATCTCGGCCAGCGTCAGCCCGCCCGCCGCCGCCCGCTCGACGAGCGCAAACAATGGCCCCAGTTCGGCCTCCGCCGCCACGAGCGCGGTAAAGCTCGGCCGCAGCCGCAGCGTTTCGCCGCCCACAAACAACGCCGCTTCGCCGCGTGCGGGGTTCGCCACCATGCTCACGCCGCCACCACCGCGCCGGAACTTTCCAGCGCCAGCGTATATGTCCGCTCACCGTTGAAATCGCCGGCATAATCCAGCCGGGTGATCAAGAACCGCCCGGTAACCGTCTCCCCGCTTTCAAAGCTGATGCGGTAATCGTCGATCACGCCGGCCAGAGCATTGGCCTTCACCCGCCCCTCGGCAACCGAGCCGGTGAACACCCCCGAACCGCTCAGCGACACCGATCGTACCCCGGCGCCCGACAATAATTCGCGCCAGCCACCCGATCCCTGGTTGGTCACCACTACCGTTTCGGCGTTGACGCTCATCTGCGTCGTGCGCAGCCCGGCCACGGTGGTGAACACCAGCGGCGCCGCGCCATTGCCGATTTTCAATAAAAAGGCGCTGCCCTTTTCGATCGCCATCGTTCGTTCCTTTCGATCAGATTTCCATAGCCTGTGTTCGGACCCGGAATTCGATGATGCCCTGCGTCCAGCCTTCGGGGTCGGTCAGCACCAGCGATCGCAACAGCCGCACCGAAACCACCCGATGCCCGTCGCGCGCCCCCGCCAGGGTCGCCAGCCGCACCTCGACGGCCCCCAGCAACAGCTTGGCGCGCCCCGTGCCAGGCCCCGCATCCCAGGCATTCACCGCCAGCCGATGCTCATGGCCGTCATGCGTCTTGCTGCTCCAGTCGGTCACCACATCGGGCCCGACGACCAGATACGGCGGCACCGCATCCACCGGCGGGCCGTCGTAAATGCCGGTCACGCCCTCGATCCCCGCCAGCGCCGCCACCACCAGTTTCTGCACCGCCAGGCTCGCGCTCATGTGTCACTCCCCATCGCAATCGCCAGCGCGACCAGCCCCGCCAGCCGCGGGTCGGGGGCACGGCGCCGGCTGCCCAGCGCCCGCGCCACCAGTCCCGGCGCGCGCAGCACCACCGCATCGGCCCCGGCAACCGCCGTCACATCGGGAAATTCCGCCGCCGCGCGTGCCGTAAGCGCCGCACACGCGCGCGCCACCGCTACTTCCCCGGCCGCCGCACCGCGCGCCGCAACCCCGGCCAGCACCGCGCCGGTGTTGGTCGCCCCGCCGTTCGCCGCACCGCCGGTCATGGCGCCCGCGCTTCGCAGCGCAGCACCACCCGGTCGGGAGCGCGCGGATCGGCTTCCACCGCCAGCACCGCCAGCGCCGCACCGCGCCAGATCAGCCGCGTCGCCAACGAAACCGCCGCTGGCGTACGCAGGGTTACCCGCCAGCGCCGCGACGCCTGCCGCGCCTCGCCCAGCAGGCGCCCGCCGCCATCGGGCGACACGGCGGCCCAGGCGCCGGCGGTCAGTTGCCAATGCCCGGCATCGCCGCCGGCATCGTCGCGCGCCTCGGTCCACGTCTCGATCGCGACGCGCTCATCGAGCCCGCCGGCAAGTTCGTCCGCCATCGTCGATTCCTTTGCGATAAGGGCCGTTCAGTGCAGGCGCAGCCGCCGCCACGGCCGCCACATCGCCGCAACCGCCGCTGGCGGCGGTCCTGCATCGGCGGCATCGCGGTGACGGAACAAATGCGCCACCAGCCGCATCAGACCCTGGCGGATCGGTTCGGGCACGCCGTTCCAATCGGCTGCCAGACCGGCCCGAAACGCCACCACCGGTGCCGCCAGGCTGGTGTCACCCAGCCGGACCCAGCCACAGCCGGTAATATCGATATCGGTTTCGTACCGATCGGCACCAACGGTCTGCGCCGCGTCGAACAGCCCGGTGATCGCCACCACCGGCACCACCGCGATCCGTTGCCAATCGCGCGTCACCGCCAGCCGTTGCTCGCCGCTGCGCACCAGCAGCTGCTGCCCGGTAAAGGCTTCGCACAATGCCATGGCGGTGCGGATGAATCCGGCCAGCAACGCATCCTCGTCATCGCGCTCCAGGCGCAGATACGCCTTGCACTCGGCCAGGCTGACCGCCAGTGACCCGGCTTCCCACAAATCCGCCATCACCGCGCCTCCACCCGCACGACCAGCATGCGCCCGTCGCAGCGCCCGTCCGAAAAAATCACCTTATTGGTGATATGATACAGGCAGCCGGCCGATCCACCCGCAACCGTCGCCACGGTCCGTCCGGAATCAATGCGATCGACCATGACGATGATCGTGCCATCGCCCGCCGGGTCCACCCGCCATTCCGATGCGGTGATCGCAACGGCGCCGAGATAGCCCGCGGACCAATCGATGGCATAATCGATCAGCGCCGCCGGATCCTTTACAAAGATCGTCATCGGTCATCCCTCCCCGTCAAAGCCTGTCGTGTCGCGGGCGCGGCCTGGCCGCAGCCAGCCAGCGGTTCAGGCCGGCGCGCCGATCTCGATGCTCCAGCCGGCAATGCTGACCTGGCCCCCGCCGACCAGCGCCTGCGCCGGGCATGTCGTGACATACAAAAGCCGCGCGCCAGCGGCATCGAGCAGCGCCACATGGTCGGCAGTGCCAGCAGCGATCACCGAAAGCCCGGATTTGGCGGCAACGCTCAGCTGCCGCCCGGAAATTGCACCGGCAGCCAGCGTGAAATCGCCCGCCACCATCGCCGCTTCGGCCAGCCGGCCGGCATCGGCGGCGGCATAGCTCGCCGGCTGGCCGTTCACCGCCACCATCCGGGTTGCGGTCCGCACGACGTTAAGGCTGCCATCGAGAACATCGTTGCTTGCAAACTTTGCCATCTTGCTTCTCCTGCGGTTTTCAGTTTACCAAAAGGGTTCTATAGTCGGGCGGTATCGGCAGCGTGATGATCCCCGCCAGCGGCCGATCGGGAAACAGCACCCCCATCCCCGGGTTCATCTGCAAGGTGCCGCCAGCGGGCAGCAAACTCGTCGCGGGCCGGTCCGAAATCGATGTGGACGCCGACGCCAGTCGCTGCACCGCGCGCGCGGGCGGGATTACCGCCCCCCAGTTCACCAGCGCGGGCGGCGTGGCATGGCGATGCCCCGCATTGGCCGGCCCCAGTGCCAGGCGTATCGTCACGCCGGCGGGGCCGGTCGCCCGAACAGACAGGCCCGATGCCGCGGCCAGCAGCGAAAGGCCGATGGCCACCACGGCCGCACCAGCCGCCTGCAGCGATCGCGATCCGGCGGGCACAAGCGAAACGACACCCGCGGCAGTCGAATCAATGGCACCCGCAGCGCCGCCGGTGCGCCGGGCCGCGCCACGCCAATCCACATCGCTGTTGCCGCGCATCACGCGCCCGCTGAGCGGCGAACCCGCCACCGGCGTGTAATCCCCGCCCCCTGTACCTGTGCCGTACAAAGACTGGTCGCTGGTCCAAAGCACCGAAGGCGCCTGCGACACCTGCGACTGCGCCGATCGCAGCCCGAAGAACTGGTGCTGGAAGTTGGTCGCCGGGATGACCGTCGTGGTGCGGCCGTCGTAATTGCCTTCGTATCCGACGCCGTACAGGTCGCTCCACGTCTGGATCAGGTGCGGGCGATAGCCTTCGCTTGGCGTGACGCTGTTGGCCACGCGGATCGCCTGCGATTGCGGGTCGGCAAAATCGTCCTGCTTCGACGCCTTCAA